AGACTGATAGCGATCCTAAACTTCGTAGAGGATTAGAAATTGTAAGTCAATTTAAGTATATTAAAGATAATTGGAATCTATCTCTATTAGATGTTGATTTTACAATTGATATTAATAAATTTGCAGAAGGTATCTTGGGAAAAGATGGATTGGCTAATGATATATTAGAGTCTCGCGGATTTTGGACTTATGATAAAGAAAATACAACTCCATATTTATCTGTTTATGATATTGTTGCTATTGTTACTGGTAAATATGAGTCTAAGTATTTCAACCTCGGACAAAAGAAGGATAAATAAAATATGGATGCTATGAGTTTGGGTAAGGATTATGTTAGTAGTGAAATTATTAAAACCATTGATCTTATTAAAAGTATTAAAAATAAAGATTTGATGTATCACAGAATTACAAGTTTTCAAGATGTTAATCGTAGAGAAACGAATGAAGTTTTAGGAAATAGTATTAAAAAGTATATGTTTAAAGAAGATGGTACTGTTATTAAGAAAAGACTTTATAATCCAAGCACGACTACTTTTATTCTCGTCGAATTGGTTAATAAGAATAATATTAAAAAGATTTATTATTTTGATACTACTTTGTTCTTTAAGAAAATGGGATTAACATTACAAGATGTTAGTGAAGAGATAGTTCATCTTGAAAGTTTATTAAGTATGATCTCACAAAGGATCATCTAGACAATATAGATAACAGAAGAGAGGCTAAGCCTCTCTTCTGTTGTCATTACACTGTAGACCAGCTTGTACCATCAAATACACAAATAGCACTATCGCCATTATGTCTTAACAAAACACTATCTTGTTCATCGATCTTATTTCCATTACCACAAATTGTTATATTAAAGTACTGTGCTATATTTTTAGTATCTTTAATAAAATATACCGTATTTGTATCTGGAGTAGCAGGAAGATTGATTGTTACATTTTCTGGATTGTCATATCGAATACTGACGATAACAACATTTGATTGATAAATACCTAAGGTATAAACAGATCCTGATGTAAGACACGTAGTATAAACTGGATTTGTTTGTGAATTACCATATGCCAACATAAATGGTTTTATAGTTGCGATAATGTAGTCTTTTAAGTTGATCATGTATTTCTCCTATTTATACCAGTAAGCATTGCTAGACGAACTATTACCAGAATCAAATGCATTTATATACCATACATCATTATACCCAAGAAGACTCATTTTATTGTTTTTTGCTAATACATATGTAGTATTATCATTGATAGAAAATGTATTGGTTGGTGCACAATTCAAGACAATAGCATCTGTAGTCATATTTAAAAATTCAATATTGAAGTAATTTGTTAGTGAACTTATATCTGGTAGAACAATAAATTTAGTACCATTTAAAAGACATCTAGAATTATTGTTTGTATTGTCTACTTCTAATATCGGTATTGTTACTTCATCAACAACGAGCGATTGAGGAGCCCATAATGCAGTCTGAGCATCTCCAGATTGTATACATGTCCAAAATATACCACTATTTTTATCATAACAAATATCTGGAGGAGATCCATTAAACGATACTTCTCCAGCTAAAATACCATTAGGGTTTTTAGGTACTAAAAAACAAGTTACAGCAGATAGATCGCTTGACATGAATTATGTATTCCCCTGATCTATAGTTGTATTAATAGCATCAAATGGCGCCATCAAATCTAACGTAACTAATTCATCAAAGTTGTTATTATTACATAATGTTTCTATCTGATTTGAAAGATCAAATTGTGTTTTATAAATTGTTTGAATACACTGATTAATGAATGTGGTAATTGATGTTATATCTGAAACTTCTAGTGCTATACGACCACACCAATAGATGGGAGAAGCGATAGTACCATTTGTTAATTGAGATAATAGAGAATTCAAATCGTTATTTAGAATACTAATATTAACACCGTTATAAATAACAGATTTACTAAGTGCAGTATCTCTGTTTGCTTTAGCGATATTTGATAATGTAGTTAATAGTTCAGTATAAGCTTTAGGTGTTGCCGTATATGTGATATCTGGACCATTTCTGTTTTCAACAACATCGTAATACGTAATATCAGGAAGAGTATCATGATAGTTAATATCAACAAATCCATTTAATGTTCTAAAATCAGGATTGGATATCATAGATCCATGATACTGAAATCCATTTAACGTAAAGAATGCGCCATCACTAAAGTATTCATTTAAAACAGGGTGATAATATTTTTCGGTATCTAAGAAACCTGTTGTCTGACTTGTCATCTTTAGTTTTCCTTGTATGTGTTTGCTTTATTAAAACTATTTAGTGAGACCTAAAATAAGCCCAGTTCCTGTTATGGTAGCATAACTTATGCCCACAATACAATTACCGGCAGCACCGCCACCAGATCCAGAATTTCCAAGACCGTCGTCAGTACCACGAGATCCAGCCTGACCGAAATCGCTCCATCCGCCAGCTAAGACGCTTCCGCCTGCCGGCGTTGCTGAAGGCGAGCCGACATTTCCGACAAGACTTCGGGATGAGCCAGGATGTAGTGGTGCACGGCGGCATCGAAGCCGTATTTGCCCAGCACCAGGCCCATCGATGCCGCTGCAATAAGGTGAAAACGTGATTTCATTTCAAATTTCTCCTACTGCGTCGGGCCAAGGATCGTGCCCTTAGCTATCCAAGTCACATTTGAAATGCCGGTGATCGCATAACCGGGCGGGCCACCGTTCCCGCCGCCGTTGTATGATCCGACAGACCCGTTTTGGCCGTACGCACCGGGGGCTCCCCCAGCACCACTGGAACCAGCACCAGAGGTGCCGCCGCCCTGAGCGCCGCCACCTACCGACAGGGTTCCTGAATTGCCGGCGCCGTTATATCCGTTTGACGGACTCCATCCGGGAACTGCCCCTGCGCCGCCGCCACCGTTGCCGCCCCAGCCATAAGTCGTGTATTCACATCCGCCACCGCCACCACCACCACCGCCACTCTGGATCGTGCCTAAATTTGTGATTGTGATTTTCTGCAAGGTGGAAATGGCAGGGCCACCGCTGCCACCGCTACCGCCACCGCCATCACCACCACCGCCACCGCCGCCCTGGCCGCCGGCACCTACAATATAAGCACCAACCATTACATTAAGAGAAATATTAGAACTAGCAGGAAAACTATTGATAGTTAGTGCATACGTACTTGTTGATATCGATCCGATAATTGCAGATGAAGCAATATTTAATTTGACATTAATAGGATTTTTACCATTCCAACCATAATTAGTAGTAAGATCAGTATTTAATACGTAATTATAAATAGTTCCAGATAAATTTATTACTACTGATTGTACAGAGCTGGCAGGATTGAGTATAAACATAGTTAATAAACTTTTTTGTTTGAATAGAATTCTAATCTATTTAAAATATACATAATGATTCCTCCTAATAGAAATACAGATCATATAATGGATTTAAAGATAGGAGAAGGCGCGATACCTTCTCCTATCTCATATCAGTTGTCTTAAGAACCCCAGATATTCCGTCTATTTTCAGGAAGATTATCTCTATCAATATAAACAGGAATATATCCAGTTTTCATTTCAAAAGCAAGAACAAAAGGAACAATATAAGAAGTATAATTCATTTCACAATTTTGATCAAAGAGTTCACCGTATAACGACATACAAGAACCAGTACAAATACCAACAACAGGACATGATTTACAATTATCTCTTTGAGACCAGTGAGTAATTGCATCTAATTTAACATTAGTAATATCAGTAATAGATCCACGTTGTGTGATTTTCCATTTAAAGCAATATCAAGACTGCTAGCATTAGGGCAAGAAATAATATTACCTGACATATCAACAGCTAAATAAAAAGCACTATTCATATTACAGAAATTATAACTGGTTATCTGACTTTCATCAAATAGAACATATGTTTTATCTCTGATGAAACTAATGATATTGCCAAGATTAAAATTAGCATAACTTTTATCGTTTGTCCAATCGAGTGTTTTTTTGAGTATCTTAGTTATTTAAATTAGCAGCAATATTTACCATAGTAATTGTTCCTGTATTTTCTGCCACAGTATATGTCTCCTGTGTCTCTATGGTTGATACTATATATAATTTATTCTATACGATAAATTGTAAAAGTTAAGGATAGGATGAGCCTAGGCTCATCCTATCCTTAACCACATAAAATAAATCATTTATTTTCTATAATTGACAATCGTCTATCTATATCTTTTATTGCTTCTACAATAATACCCATCATATTTCCATAAGCAACACTTAATGTATCATTATTATTAATGACAACTTCTGGTAAAACCTTTTGAATATCCTGGGCAATAAGACCAGACTGGCGTTCTCCAGTATCTATACGAGTGTATGTATATCCAGTCAATTGTTTAATCTTACTGATAGAATCCTCAATAACTTTTAAATCTTTCTTTAATTTAATATCAGAATATGCAGTAAGATTTGCCAGTGCCACTAAGTTACCAGAAGTATCAATAGTCATTAGTGCATTTCCAGCATCGGTATTGTCCATAATTCTGAAATAGCCATTACTAGCATCAATAAATTTATCAGCCGGTGTTGTTCCAGTACCAACAACCCGAATAGAATTAAATGGAGTATTGGAATTTGCACTCACATTAGATGTATAATCTTCTAATGTAGTATTTAATACTGTCGTTGATACATATTCGGAAAGATCAATGTTTGCTAAAGCTGTAGCTAATGCAGTATTCGTTACATAGTTCTGTAAAGTTGCTGTTAGTATTTTATTTGTTACATAATCAGTTAAATATGTACTAATATTATCAGACATGACATAATCGCCAGCAGGGCTATATTCAGCCAATATTTTATTTAATGCATCTAAAGTGACATAATCCAATAATGTAGTATCAAGATCGGTGATTTTTTCATAACTATTTAAATCTTGTATAATCTGAGCAATACTGCTATCAACTGATTGTTCGAATGTAACAAGTTCGTTTGTTAAATCTGATTGTCCAGTACCAACTGTCTGTGTAATCTCTGATAGAGCTGTTGTGATAGCAGCATTCACAAACCTGGTATTGGCAGCGCCAGATGAATTATTATCAGTAGCAAGATCTGGAACATTACAACTTTCTGTAAAGGTAGCATTGGTTGTATCGGCTTTCGAATTTAAAATATTGAAAAGATTAATATAATCATTTATATTACATAATGTTTTTAAATTGGCATAAAGTGTAACACCATCACCTATTTTAATGATACCCGTGCTACTATCTATAGTAATTAGACCATATGGAATAGGAACTGATGTATTATTCCAATCTGCTTGTGTGGCATTTAATCTTTGAAAAATACCTTGAATAACTATGGGTGTTGACATAGACATATACTTCTCCTATCTCTTAAACGAGTTCATTGATTGAAACACCAGTATTGACCAATAATTTATTAACAGAATCATAAGCAAATGACAAGACACATATTCCTGTTAATGTAGGAATAGATCCTTGAGGAAAGAATATGTTTGTAGACCAATTAGGACTATAACCATTTGAGTAAATCATTAACTGATATGTAGCATTTGGAACAGGATTACAAAATGCTATATTGCAGTTTCCTACTAATGTAACATTAGCACTCTGCCACATACTTAAATCCCAAGTTATATTTGATGAAAACTGTATAGGACCTCCGGCTGGAGCCTGTACGGCTTTCCAAGTGTTAGGTTTATCCAGTTTCGCAGTTTTTTCTAACTGACCATATATCTGTATTGCTGTTAAGTA